CAAAGGTTATGAACACTGATGCTAACGCCACAGTCAAATCACAAATGGATTTATTTGATGATGAGCCTGTAGATACATTCCAAGGTACAATAAGAACTGACGGACATACAGAACACAAAGTTCGTGACGGAGAAGAATATATTGTAGTAAAGAATGAAGACGGAAGTAACGAAATAAGGAAATGTAAATGATAGAATGTAAACTTGATGATTCAACACCAGTAATGGATAACGCTACTGATGAAGAAGTAGGTGCATTTCTACGGACAAAGAAAATGTTCGATGAAGCAGAGATTGCTAAAGATACAGGCATCTCAAATAGCATCATGCGATACTTTAGGTTTGACCGTTTTGCTGTAATGAACTCATCAAAAAGTCCGTTAATGCGTCAGTTAGCTAAAGTGTTGACTGAAGACCCTAACGCTACAGGCGGTATAGTTAGAGAGTCTACAGCTACAGCTATCAAACATATTGAGTCTGGTAAGTTTAGAACACAATACTATCGTACATATATTCCGTCATTTAAAGATTTTCTAAAAGAGCGTCAGCTAAACACAAAGCATTTGTACTCTCAAGCAACAAGAGAAGAGTTTAATGAGTTGATTGCTAAGTCTATCCGTAACGGTGGACAAGGCGTATCGCCCGCAGCAAACAAGGTGGCTAAAGTACAAGCACAAGTTTATGAAGATGTACTAACACTAGCACAGAAAGTTGGTGTTAAGGGTTCAGAAGATATTAAAGCAAACAAAAACTATCTGACTCGTACTTGGTCTAAGAAAAAAGTACATAAGCTAATAGAAAAGTTTGACCGTAAATATCCTGGAAAAGGCCGAAAGAAGCTAGAAGAATTTATTGCACGGTCTATGAAGCAGACCAAAGGCAGTGAAGAATCAGCCGAAGCATTTGCTAAACGTACTAAATATTTATCTAAGCTTTTGCTACGTCACGTTATGGATGGTGAAGGCACATTTGGTGTTAACCTTGACAGGATTCTAAAATCAAAAGGTGAAGACCTTGCGTCATATCTAAGAACAAATACTGATATGTCGAATGATGACATTGGTATGTTGCTGTCATCTGTATTTAAAACAGACAGAGACAAAGCAGGACGTATTACACAATTTAAAAGACGTATTGATTTAGATGAGACATACGCTGATGCAGAACTAAGGATTGATGACTTTCTAGAAAATGATTCAGAGTTGTTGTTCTTGAGTTATATCAATTCGTTGTCTGGTCAGATTGCTCTGGCTAACAAAGGTTTTAAATCTAGAGCAGACTTTGATTCAGTGATTAACCAACTGAAGAAAGAAACAGAACTAGAAAAGCTAAACGGAACTATGTCTCGTAAGGATGAGTTCTTTAGGCAGAATGAAATGAAAGCACTACAAAGTGTCTATGACCATCTGACAGGTAAGCCACTAGAAGATAATGTTGGTGGTGCTTGGTCTACGTTTGGTCGTGTAGCTAGAAAGTACAACTTTGCTAGGGTTATGAACCAAGTTGGTTTTGCTCAGTTAGCAGAGATTGGAAACTTAACATCTGCTATTGGTCTTAAACAAACTATTCGACATCTACCAGAACTTAGAAAAATGCTGAAGCGTCACAAAGATGGTGAAGTTGACGATGCGTTGGTCAATGAGTTTGAGGTGTTCTTTGGTGGCTTTGGTAACGAAAGAATGCTTAACCAAATCACAAATACAATGGATGACTTTGGCTCACGGGCAGGTATCGGTGCGGATAGCATGAGCCAGTTTGAGCGTGGCCTTGACCACCTTGGAAGGTTTACTGCCGATGTATCTGGTATGAATGGCGTTAACATGATTATGAAACGTCTAGCTATGAAAGGTATGTTGCAGAAGTTTGCTGACGAAGCTTTTGATGGCAAGAGTGCATTAGGCAGCCGTAAGGTATTCAGTAAAAACATTGGTAAAATGTCAGAACAACGATACGCTGACTTAGGTATATCTAATGATATGCGTGATAGAATTATGGAAAGCATACGTCAGTTCTCCGATACAACAAAAGGTTCTAGAGGCGGTAAGCTTACAAAACTAAACATTGAACAATGGGATGATGATGTACGAGATGCTTTCTCTTTAGCTATGTCACGATGGGGCAGACGTACAATCCAGGAGAATGACATTGGTGAAACTATCTTTGCAGGTGGTTTTGCTGACACAACGACAGGTAAGATTGTGTTGCAGTTCAGAGGCTTTATGACAACGGCCTATGGTAAGCACCTCTTACACGGTCTAAGGTCAAATGACTTACAAGCATACTCACAGTTTATGACATCGTCATTTATGGCAGGTATGGCTTGGTACGGACAGACGTATGTACAAAGTGTCGGTATGAATAAACGAGAACGTAAGAAATTCTTAGAGAAAAAGTTTGGTAAGACGGACGAAGAGTTCTACCAGAACTGGGGTAAAGCTGCATTCCAAAGGTCTGCTTGGGCTTCTATCCTTCCTGCTACAATCGATACAGGTTCTACGTTCTTTACTGATGACCCAATCTTTAGTTACCGTTCAACAGGACTATCAAGTAACTTGTTAACTGGTAACCCAACAGCCCAATTATTGATGAATGCATATGAGGCCAGTAGAGGCACAGTGCAAGCAATGATATATGACGATGAGGATTACTCACAGAAAACTTACAACAAAACATTACAGCTTTTTGTACTTCAAAATATGCTTGGAATACAAAATGCGACTAAAGCTTTAGGGCAAGAATTTCTTCCCGAAAAGCCCTAATCACTTCCCTTATTAGAAAGAACTGGAGAATACTAAATGGCAAACAGCTTTGTACGATTTACGCAAACGGGCAGTACAACTACTTACCCGTTAGGGTTTGAATACCGTAGTCAAGCCGATATTTCAGTTACGTTAAATGGTACACCAACTACTGCTTTTACATACAATGCAGCAGGTACAGAAATTATATTTAACACTGCTCCTGCCGTTGGTACATCCATTCAAATTACCCGTGCTACTAGCCAGGATTCTAAACTGGTTGACTATGCGGAAGGTTCAGTTCTTACCGAAGGTGACTTGGACACAGATTCACAACAAGCTTTCTTTATGTCTCAAGAGTCTATTGACAAAGCTAATGACGTTATTGGTGTTGATGCCAGTAACTTCCAATGGACTGCGGGCAACCTAAGACTTACAAACGTAGCTGACCCTGTTAATGCACAAGACGTTGCTACAAAGAATTATCTAGAAACAGTATGGCTATCACCATCTGACAAAACAAATCTAACAACAGTCGCAGGTATAAATACAGAGATATCTAATGTATCTGGCAAGACTACAGAAATTACAACAGTATCAACTGACATTGCAAATGTTAATACTGTAGCTACAAACATTAATAACGTAAACACAGTAGCAACTGACATTGCTAAAGTTATTAAAGTAGCTGACGATTTGAATGAAGCTATCTCCGAAGTTGAGACAGTAGCTAATGACCTTAATGAAGCTACATCTGAAATTGACACCGTTGCCAACAGTATTGCTAATGTTGACCTTGTTGGTCAGAACGATGCTAACGTAACTAAAGTAGCCAACATTGATACCAACGTAACAACAGTTGCAAACAATGACGGTAACGTAACTAAAGTAGCCAACATAGATGCTAATGTAACTAAGGTGGCTAACATTGATACTAACGTCACAACCGTGGCTAACAATGATGCCAATGTAACTAAAGTTGCAGTTATTGATTCTGATGTAACAACTGTCGCAAACAACGATGCTAATGTTACGATAGTTGCCAACGCTAATACTAACGTAGGTTTAGTTGGTGGTTCTATTACTAATGTTAATACCGTAGCAACAAACCTTACTAATGTTAATTCATTTAGCCAGACGTACCTAGGTGCTTTTGGCACTGCTCCGACAGCAACGGGAACGGGTGCAGCTCTAGCGGATGGAATGCTATACTTTGATTCGGCTGCGGATATTCTAAAAGTTTATGCAAGTGGTTCTGGGTGGCAGTCTGCGGGTAGTTCCGTCAATGGCACAAGTAACAGATTTCAATTTACCGTTTCCAGTGCAAGTGCAACTGTAACAGGCAATGATGATAACGGCAGTAGCCTAGTATATGATGCTAATTTTATAGACATATTTTTAAATGGCGTGAAGATGCGAAACGGAACAGATGTCAATGTTTCATCTGGTTCTAGTCTTGTCTTTACTAACACACTTCAAATTGGTGATATTGTTGATTGCATCACTTACGGCACGTTCCAACTTGCTAACATATCTATCAACGATTTAACTGATACTCCTGCATCTGTAGGAACAGCGGGGCAAGCCCTTGTTGTTAACGGGGCAGGTAATGCATTGACGTATGCTAACGCAAGTTCTGCGGAAGTATACGGATTTAATTTAAGTGATACTAACAGTGACGGTATCCTGGATTCATTAATAGTCACTACAACGAATGGCGGAGTAGATAACATCAATTCTGCAACATATAGTGCTTTCGATGATGTGCTATATGCGGCCACTGGCTTCACATGGTCTTTAGATACCAATGGTCACTTAATAGCAACAGTCTAACAAGGAGAAAATAATGGCTACAATCGATTTGGGCAAAGTTGCCCTAGTATGGAAGGGAACGTATGCAGCGGGAACTACCTACGAAAGCAAAGATGTTGTCCAATTTACCGATAGTGGCGAAGTAAGTTCATATATTTATGTCAACGCAAGCGGTGCATCTGGGCAAACACCTTCAACAGGTGGAACAGTAAACACTACTTACTGGAATAAAATGGCAGGTGGAGCTGCGGGCATTTGGGCTTCTGGCCTTGCTCTAGGTTCAGCGGGTCAAATTGTTAAAGTTAACTCTGGTGCAACTGCTTTAG